ATGAAGTCACGTAGTTGCCATGTTCTCTGTTTCAATTCACCCATAATGGCTTCAATAACAGACACCGCTTCTTCGTGGTATATCTTCTTTTCTAGTAGTTTGATTAGGTCTTGGTCTGATTCCAAATATGTTGATATATCGGACTTCAACGTAAATTGGAATGGTTCCCATCCAAATTGATCCAACTCTTCTTTGGATAATTTACCAGTATAGTATTCCCATTTGGTCTTACGCATACGCAGGTAATCAAAGTTGGCCTTTTTGCCTGCCATCTTATGCTTTGTAAGAATGGTGAGATACTTGTTGTGTAACTTTGGTATCTTTAGAAGTTCTTTGCCTGGTTCTGTCTGGTCTATATCAGAGTCGGCTGTCCACAAGTTCAAAATTTGTTCAATGTTTTCCATAATATAATAAAAGAATTAGTAGTTTGTTATTTCGAAATACTCGTACCTGAAGGTTGCTGTTGCTGTTAGTATTGTGTCCGCAGTTAATTTGGTATCAAACTGTATACTAGATAATGAGACTGGAAACATTCTGTGGAAGTTAATACTAATCAATGGATTATTTAGCGCTGACATTATTGTCAGATTGGAGTCTGAGTAATAACTGTTTGTGGCAGAAAATGTATTCTGCAATGCATTGTTATTATACCTATCGGCCGTGCTCTTAGGTGATGCAATGGCCAATAACCACTTGTACAATTCATTCCATGATTGTGCTTGTTCATCAATCAAGAACGTAATATCAAACTCTTGGTAATCTATTTTTGTACCTGCAATAGGTACATTTACCAATGGAGTGGCAAATTCGGTGGTTCCAATACTTACACCAGGAAGATTGGCCTCTTGGCAGAAATATTGTACCGTTGGCAATCTATTGAATGCCAATATGAACTTTGACGGTTGCAGGAAGTTCGTATTTGATGGTGTTCTGGATAATGCTGTCATATGGATATTTAGGCACCAAAAAAAAGACCACCCGAAGGTGGTCTTTAAATGTCAATCTATGTTGACTCTATCAAATGTATTTGATTACATTAGATTTTTTACTGCGAACAAACGGTAGTAAACGTTAGTTTGTGAATCCAAACGACCGTTTTGTACTGTTAGACCATTAGAGAATGGATTTGCTACCATGCCGTAACGAGTTTTGAAACCAATTTTTGGTTGGAATGTGAACTGGTCAACTGCACGAACCATTTGTAGAGGAACGTATGGACAGTAGAATAGACCTGCGTCATAAGGTGATGAACCTTTGTAACCGATTGTAACCAATTCTTGGTTTTGTGTGTAACCGCCATAATATGGATCGATATACACTTTAATACGGCCATGCAACATACCAGCAAATGTATTGCCTGTATCATCAACTTGCAAGTCAGCTTGTAGAGCTGGTGTGTATGATAGAACACCAGCCATTGCCATAGCAGAAGCAACGTCTGAAGAAACAATCAACACATTACCTTTACCTCTACGAGTTTGTTTTGCAATAACGTTAGCATCACGTTCGATTTGGAAAATCAAACCTTTGAAACGTTCAACTGACCAACGACCGTTAGAGTCTGTGTCCAAGTCAAAGTAACCAGCAGTAGTTGTACCGTATTGAGCACCAATCTTTGCAGATGTGTAAATTGTACGGATAACTTCACGGTTAATCTCAGCAAGAATCTCAGTAGAAAGAATGTTAGACAATTCTGTCTCAGCGTCCAAACCATGGATTGCTTTCAAGTCTTGTGCTAGTTCTAGTGAGTATTCAGCTTTCAATGCACGAGATTGTGCAGTAACAGTAACTTTCTCGATAGAGAATGCCATTTGTTGGAATGCTGTATTACCATCAGAACCCAAGTATTCAGCAATACTTGTTTGCATACCAGTACCAGTTGTAACAGAGTTAGCAGCATTAACAGCACCTTGTGTGTTAGCTGTTGTGTCTGTTGCTGTGTTACCAACGAAACCGTATTGGTTGAACAATGATGTATTACCAGAGAAGATTGTGTTAGCTTCGTTATAGAAAGCTTCAGAACCTTGTTGACCTGAGTAACGAGCACGCATTGCAAAGATTAGACCAGTAGGTCCAGTCATTGGTTGAACGCCTGCAACATCATAAGCAATCAAGTTAGGCAATGAACGGCGAACCAAACTGATTAAGATTGGGTCAAAATTGCTGATACCAGAACCTGTAACGTTAGTTGGACCAGGATCAGATGCAGTCTCGTTCAATGCCAAGCGGTCTTGACGCATTGCTTGGTGTTGGTTTTCCAAAACAAGAGCAGTAACACTTCTCTTGTATGGGTCTGTAATGGCTTCTAGTTCTGGATGTTCCAAAACTGGAGCCCATTTCTTTTGTAGCTCTTCTGTCATAAACATGTGATTTTCTCCTTAATTGAAATCTTTTTATTTATCGTTTTTTGGATTCTTATTTCTTATTAAGAATGCCTACAACTTGTTCCATCAAAGGGTCAGCAGAACGTGTTGTTCTCTTTTCTTCTTCGATTTGAACTTCGTCATCCAAAGCAGAATTGTCTGCAACCTTTACGTCAGTTCTAAAATATGATTCTTTTAGAGTTGACAACTTTGCCGCAAATTCTTCCTCAGTAGTAAACTCTACACCCTCTGCGAGTGATTTCAATTTTTCTACTTGAGTCTGCGATAGGCCTTCACACGCTGTGTAGATTGCCTCAATTTTTCTTTGTTCGTTTAATTCTTTTGACAAGTCAATGTTTGTATTGATTTGTTCGTTGAGTTGTGCTTCCAATTCGGCAACTTTTTCTGCCATTTCGTTAACAACATCTACTTTGTCTTCAGGAATATCAATGTAGTGTTCAACGAATAGGTTACGCAAACCATCGATAAAGTCTTCTGTGATTTCAGCACGTAGACCAACATCGATTGCCAATTCGTTTTCTTTCATGTATTCTTCAGCAATGTAGTTCAAATAGTCATCAACTTTGGATGCCAAATCTTCTTTAACTTGTTCTACTGCAACTTCAAACTGTTCAACCAAATCAGCTTCAACTTGTTCTGCGATTTGTTCGATGCGTGAATTTACTGCAGCTTCAAAAATTGTAGTTGCTTTTTGTGCAAACTCTTCTGATAGATTCTCACCTTGCAACAATGCACGAATGTCATCTGACATATCAAACGATTCGTTGTGACCCATAGACTGTGAACCAGCTGTGTGTGAACCATCATAGTGTTGGAATGTAGCACCTTTGTTCATACCAAATGTATTTTTTGGCAATGTTTCTGCTTGACGGTCACGAATTTTTTCGTATTGGTTACCATTCATTTGGTCAGGATGCATAACATCTTTGCGACCCATGGTTTGTTGTGGTTGGCCAGAATATGTTTTGAAACCTACGCCATTTTTCTCTGAACCAACAGGTGGTGTTGCACCTGGAGGAACTGCTGATGGAGTACCTTTTAGGTAATCTGGCAAGCTATCGTCCATTTCCTCAGGTGAATGACCGATAACACCTGCATCATGTTGGCCATAGGCTACTGATGCTTGTAATTTATCGTCACCAACTTCACCTTTTTTGTGTGCGTCTTGGCCACGTTGACCTCTTTTAGCAGCAATGTTTGCATCGAAAGTTTCTTTAGAACCTTCCAATATTGCACTAGCGGCTTCAGACAGTTTAAATCCTTTTGTTGTCATTTAAAAATCTCCTTGATTTTGTATTTGGTATTTATTGCTTATAGTTTTTTCATGAAGTTTTCAAATATGCGAAGACTTACTGCTTCGATGTCCGCACGACTGGCACTTTTGATTTCTCTAATTGCCTGTGCGTGTTCTACTTCAGTCCAAACACCATTGACCAACATCCATTCTTTTCCTTCCATAATGCCTTGAACAAAAGCTCCAGGCGCAGAAGGGTCTGCTACAATATCCGCCGCTGTGGCCAGATAAAAGTCGGGCTGTACAACATTAACACCGTTAACATTTTTTAGTGAGCCCATACCCCTTGAAGAAACACCTAACTGTGCACCGCCTTCAATCAACTGGCGAGCAATGTTACCCATTGGTGTTTCTAATATTTTTGCTTTACCAATCCATTGTGTACCATCTTCACGCAATCCAACAATCATGTGTGAAACACGGTCTAGATTAATAGTAGGAGAATCAGGATGTCCTAATTCACCAAACGCACGGTTTTTATTTATGTATTCTTCTGTATAACGATGAACTTCTTTCTTCATCGTGTTGTATTCGTATAAACGGCCGTTCTTGTTTTTCTTTTCAGCAACCAAAAATGGACCTTCAATAAACAAAGCTTTCTTTCCGTCTTTGTCTTCTGTTAGGTAATTAACCGTTTCGTAGATTTCTTTGATTAATTTCATGGCGTTACTTTGTAAGCTCCGTAGTTGAATGCTGCAGGATCATTGAACTGGCCACGTTGATACATTGCATTGTCTTTACGCAACTCAATGAATAATGTATAAGCACAGTTAGCACTTAATCCAAAAGTTTGTACTCCAATGTCGCCTGTTTTTCCAGGTGCATTATTGTAAATAGAAACCATACCTTGGTCTTCAGAATATTGACCACACAAATCCATGTTCATGATTGGTGTATTATTTCCTGTAGAACTGTACCAAAACAATTCAACATATCCTTTTTGTTGTGATGCAATATTATAACCAATTCTAGAAATTGATAAACCATAGTATGGTAATGGTGTGTTACTTAAACTTAATGCAGTATACAATGGTGCACCGTTAGCATCTAACGCACCATACAATGTGTTAGCTTGAATTCTAAAGTTATTAGATTCTTGTCCTGTACCATCAAAATTTGCAGTTAGTTTGATAACTGTTTTTTGAGTGGTATCTTTTAAGATTTCGTATGTATAAATGTTTGCCATGTTTGTTCCTAATATTACGGTGTAAGTTTGTACGAACCGTAGTTAAATGCTGCTGGATCTTGGAACTGGCCACGAGCATACATTGCGTTGTTTTTACGTAGAGTAACAATTAATGTATATGCGGAATTTGGTGTTGCGCCTGTTGTCATTATTCCTATGTCACCATTTCCACCAATTGCATTGTTTAGAATAGAAGGTAACTGTTCGCCTAATCCAAATTCGCCTTGCAAATTCAAATGGAAAATTGTCGATGAATTGGCATATTGTGCATTAAAGTTTGCTCCGCCACCATTCCAGTATATCTCTACACCACCAACATTTGATGTTGGAAAATTAACGTAGTATTTTAATCCAGTTAATTGTAAATCATAATAAGATAAAGCAGTATTACTCAAACTTTGTGAAGAATGTAATTGAGCGCCATTTGCATCTAAAGCAAAAGAAAGTGTATTGGCCTGAATACGAGAACCATTGGCTTCTTGGCCAGAGCCATCAAACGCTGCTGTAATTTTAATAACAGAATCCGTTTGAGTATCTCTTAAAACTTGATATGTAAATTTATTTGCCATGGTTCTTTATTTCAATAGTATTAAGTATTTATAACTAATTAATAAGCTTCTTTCTTCATCATTTTTTTCTTCATTTTCATTTTCTCATCTTCTTCCTCTTCCTCATCCATCATTTCTTTTTTCTTCTTCATCATTTTGTGCTTCATCTCATCTTCTTCTTCATGCATACCATGCTTTGGCTTTTCTTCTTCTTTTTTCATGTGATGAGTTTCATCTTCTTTTTTCATCATCTTGTGTTTCATTTCTTTTTCTTCTTGTGTTACCAAGCCTTGAGCAATTTCTTGCTTCTTAGCTTCAATATGTGCAGTAACACGGTCATGAATAGCAGAATATAATGCTGCTCTAAAATTAACAGCATCATCTTGTGCTGCATAATCAATTAAATTTCTTGTTGTATCGGACATATTAATCTCCCAGTTGAAAAATGGTGGTTATATTTATTGGTTTGAAGGATTCTTTTCTTTACTTTGGTCTAATCGCATATCTAATTGATTTTGATGTTCTGCATCTTCTTGACCAATTTGAGAAACCATTTGTTGTTGTGCTACATTATTAGTAACACCAACTGGCAATCCTAAACCTGCATCCTTTTCATCTTCAATTTCTCCTTGCATGACTTTAATTTCATCGTCATTCAAACGCAATACATTACGTTGAATCCATGCTTGAGAGAAATAACGACCTGTATATGGGTCTACCGATGCCAACAATTGAAGTCTGTTAGTCATCAACTCGGCTTCTTTTAATTCAGTAAAGTTATTGTCTTTAATAAAGTTATAGTGAATATGTTCTTTGAATTCATTCCATTCTGCATCTGTACAGATACCTTTAAGAACACATTGTACACGTAATGCTTGGTCAAACAAGTCAGAGAACTTAGCTCTCATGCGACCGACAAATTTAGCAAACTTTAATTCATCTCTTGTGATTTCACCAACACGACCTAAAGAGAAACCTGATTGGTTTGGATCAAGTCTGGATACTGGAACATTCAAAGATTTATACAGTTTCTTTTCAAAATACTTAACGTCTTCCAACTCGCCTAGGTTCTGTCCACCAGGTAATGTTGTAATTTCTGTACCTTTGCCGCCTTCTCTACGTGGTAACCAGAAGTCTTCCATCATGGACAAGAACTTACGGTCATCACGGACTTCACCTGTATTGGCATCATATACAAGTTTGTTCTTGTATTTTACCATGATGTCACGTAGATATTGTTCTGCTTTTAACTTTGGCAAATTTCCAACATCAATATAAAAAATGCGGCGCTCAGGTGCACGGCTAATACGGTAGATAACAGTTGCATCTTCAATCATCCTTAATTGATTAAGCGGTTTAATTGCTTTGTGTAGATATGATAAAACAACTGCACGGCGTGAGTCCATTAAACCAGAAACAACTGAAATAATAGAATCTGTTGTGATACGAGTACCAACTGGACCATAGTTTGTAGAACTACCAGTGGTTACTTTGTCATTGAAAATGTAATATTCGTTTACGGTGTTAACAACTTCAACACCAGTACGTTCGTCTTTTTGTTTTTTGACCTCACGGATTTTGCGTAGTTTACGTGGGTCAATATAACGTAATTCTTTGATACCTTGAGTTGGTTGCTCACGGTCTATGATAATGTGGTAATATAATTTTCCGTCAATGTAGTATCTGCGGAAAATATCTTGAGCCATATTCTTGTAATTCAACATCTTCATTACTGTGTTGAATTCGGCTTTGATTGCTTTTTTAATCTTGTCTGGTTGTTCTAAGTCATCCAGAATAATTTGCAGAATCTTGCCGTCATCGTCTTGGCAAATTGCTTCGTTTACAATATCGTCAATGGCAGATTCAATTTCTGGTTGCATTGCCATTTCACGATAACGAGATATTAATTCTACCTCGTTCTTTGCAGTTCCATCTAAGTCTACGTATGTACCATAATATGCGGCAGATGTAATCGTTAATGCACCATCATCATTTGCTGGTGGGCTAAATGATTGTTGCGTTTCTTGCTGGTCTTCACCACGAGAGATGGTAAAGCCAAATAAAGAGAATTTATTTGCCATTTTGTTCCAATTTTCAATTCAAAAACACATAAAAAGGGACCGAAGTCCCTTTCATAAAATTAAGATGTAGTAGCTGTAGTGTTTGTAGATGTCCAGTATTGATATGCAAATGTTACTGTGAATTCTTCAATAGTATCATTTGAACCCCAATCTAAATCGATTGGAGATAAATCAACGGGGAACATACCAACAAAGTCATACGCCTTGATAGCACCTGCTAAACCATCAGCACCACCAGTTTTCGCATACTGATAAACGTGAGCATCAGATGTGTAACCTAATGCTTGCGTTGTGGTAAAGTTATTTGATTGTACAGAAGTACCTCTCAAATTACCTTGGTTACTGTTTATATAGTTCATCCATGCTTCGATGGAATTACGAATGATAAAGTTCTCATCGTTAACAATTGTAATTGTCCAATCAGCAAATGTTCTATTGCCAGCAAATTTTACTTCACGACCAAAGTAATACATTGGGACTGTGCCCAATGTAGAACCTGGAAGTTGAGCAGCTTTTGCTAGGAAAGATAAAGATGTTGATGAACTTCCTGCCGCAGGGTTAGCACCAGGTGCATTTTGTCCAGTTGGGATATTTGGAATACTTACCTGGAACAAATTTGGGCGGGCGCCATCGCCTGTTAGGCGTGTTGTGAAGTCGCTAATTTGAAATGCCATTTTATTCTCCTATTTGTTCTTATTTATTAAGCTGTTGTAGTGGTAATTGTTGAGAAATTAACACCAGTTCCAACTGCAACAAAATTCAACTGGATAAAGTTAATAGAACGAGCAGGTTGAATATAAATGTCACCAACAAATTGATTGCTGTTGATAATTTGTGGTGTATTATTTGTGTTGTCACAAACAACTTGGAACGCATTAATACCACGTTGACCTTGAACGTTACGCAAGAATGGAGTTACTAAAGACACAAATTGTGCTTGTGTAAATGCATCATTGAACTCAAACAATGAGTATTGAGCAGCTCTCTTAATTGCTTGTTCAAGTGTGATAAACAATCTGCGAACATTAATTCTATCAAATGCAGAAGGTTGTGATTGCATTGTTTTGTCACCAAACAATACTGTACCTTGACCAGGGAATGAAGCAACTGGATTAACAGCAACTTGATACAATGCATCACGGTCAGATTGAACTGGATTCCATGCCAACTTGATAACGTTCTTGATAACGCCACGGTTGTAACCAGCAGGAGACCACCATGGATTGTTTGCTGTGTCTGTGTATACACATAGACCTGCAATATCACCATTCAATGGAACCCAACGGTATACATTGTTGTACTTGTCAAACATGTATTTCCAACCAGAATCTGCAAAACCATATGAACCTGTTGGTCCACCAGTAATTGAAGACAATGTATTGATCCATGCCAAGACACTAGTTCTTTCACTACCAGCGTTATTAACAACTGCTGATTGTGGTGGAGAAACAAACGCAACTGCATCACGGCGTGTAGCTGCAATATTAATTGCATTTGTTTGTACTGCCAAGCTTGTGTATGGTCCAGTCATCAACAATGAAATTGATGCCTGTGCAGGATCAGCTAATAAGTTTTGTGCATTAATGATGTCTGAATCAGTAATTGTTGCATCTGTACCTGCTGCTAATGGAAGTGTATAAGCACCAGACAATGTAGCAAAAGATGTATTTGCTGTTGCCTTACCCCATGTAGCATTTGTAGAACCATAATTTACTGGATCAACTGCGTAAACGTATTTTGAGTTATTGAAAATAGCGTTTTTGTAGTAATTTGATTGACCATTTACATCAACACTGTCAGAAGCTTTAGACAAGAAAGCAAAAGTTTCTAGAACTGTACCTTTTGTACCAGAGAACAAACCGCCTGTATCAACAACTGCGATGTGAATTTGGTCGTTAGCTGCACCTAATTGTGTACCAGTGTAACTTGTACTTGGTTGGCTATTGAAGTAACCAGACAATGAAGTATTTGCGTAATTTGTATTAGCAGAGTTATAAAGTGGAACACTCCAATTTGCATATTGGTTTGCTGTTGCACCAGCGTCAATGACAGAAACTGTCAATGAATTACCTAGAGCACCAGGATAACGTGCAACGAAAGCACCTAATGCGTTTGAAGCACCAGATGGTAAGTAGTTGTATTGGAATACGTTCGAGTTAGTAATCTGAACTTGTGCATTAGCGTTAGCAGAAGAATTGTAACTTGCTGTATTTGCTGCACGAACAACTTGCAAATTGTTACCGTAAGCCAAGAAAGAAGCTGCGGTAAAGAATGAAGCATAAGTGTTGCTATCAGGTTTTCCAAAAGTGTTAAGTAAAATTGTTTCTGAGGAAACTGGAATAACTGTTGCGGCTGGACCCCATGCAAAAGGACCTGCATATGCGCCTGCTGTAGTCAGAACGGAAGGCACAACGGTAGTTAAGTTAACTTCGTTTACACTTACGCCTGGAGATAATAGATTTGCCATTTTTTTCTTCTCCTTGAATTATTATGAGTTTTGGCAGTTGAATACCATAATGATTATTTATGAACTATGATTTTTACAAATTTCTCATCATGTCTCGCATAAAAGAACCATATGTATCACCGCCAGGTGTTGCATCCCACAAATCGCCATCCATCAATTCAAGATTTGTGGTCATTCCATTCTCAATGATTGGTGCAGGTAGAGATTCTTCATCAACTTGATTCATTTCTTCTAACTGCAGCTGTTTACGAATATCATGGTTAACAATTTCTTTGAAGTATTTTTGTGTAGTTACCCACGAAAATATAACCAAAGTCATCACCATATCATCATTTGAACCATCTTCCGCCATAAAACTGTTCTTTTTGGCTACAAAAGTTGTCAATTCTGATATGGTATCAAAGTCATTGATAAGTAATTTGTCACCTTCAATCAACGTTTTAAGGTTGGAACAACCAATACGTTTAACTTGTGGTGACATTTTTAGACCCATTTGTACACCACGAGCAAAACCACCTGACAATTGTTGAGGTTGTTTATTGCCTGTAAATACTTTCCATAAGTTCTCATACTCCAACTCATAGTGTAGAGTGTCTGCAACTTGTGGAGTATTATTGATTTCAACTAAAACATATGCATTATTGTACATTCTAGCTGTGTTATATATTATGGTTGGAAACAATACAGGACTAATTGATGAACTATGGTATGTGGCAACCTGTTTGTATGGCATCTGTGATATATCAAACACAGAAAATGCTGAACAGTCTAAGTTTTTACCTTCTGAAACGTCAACTGTGATAGCATACAGATGGTCTGCCATGTTTTCACCATCATTTTCTTTCACTGGTTGTTGATAAATTCTAACCTTATCGTGTTCAAAAACGGGATCATTGTAGACCATTTGTTGTAATTTTTGACCTGAAATCAACGTATTTGTAGAACCTAAGAATTCACATTCAAACTCTTGTCTAAATTGTTCTTCAGATGTATTACGAATTGTTTCTTCTTTCCATTCTTCATCTCGACCTGGCACCATAGACCAATGAATCTCAAATGGTTTATAACCATTCTTATTACCAATGGCATCCATCCACAATTTGTAGAACATATTCATGCCATTGGGAGTAGAAACAATAATAATCTTTGTAGATTTACCAGATGAGATAACAGGATAAACAGAATTAAAAAACTCCTCGGCAATGTTTGCAGGCACGAAC